CGGCCGAGATCGCGCGTGAGTTCACGGCCTGGTCGGATCGGGCCGACGCGGCCGAGCAGCAGTACTTCCGCACGCTCACGGCGGCCAAGGCGCAGAACGCCAACGAGGAGAACGAGCCGCTGCGGCGGACGGGGCGCCTGATCACGGCGCGCCGAGGCTACTGACGTGGCAGCCATCGTTCAGCGCAGCTTCGCGGGCGGGAGGGTGAGTCAATCGCTTGCCCACCGCGCCGACATCCCCCAGGTGGGTCACGGGCTGCTGGAGTGCACCAACTGGATGATCGGGCGCACGGGAGCGCTGTTCAACCGCTCGGGGCTGGTCTTCGCCGGCGAGCTCCCAGCGAGCGCCACGGACAACACGCGGCTGCTGAGGGTCAGGTTCGGCGCCGACGACTCCGTGGCCATCGCGCTGGGTCCTGGCTGGCTGCAGCTGTACACCCAGGGCGGCGTGGTATTGGTCGGATCGCCCCCCACATGGAGCTCGCCGGTTGGGTACGAACCGGGCGACTTGGTGGTCTACGAGGGTCTCTACTACTGGTGCACGGCGACGCACACGTCTTCGGCGGCGGACAATATCCCGATCCTGGCCGGCCAAAACACTCAGTACTGGCATCCACTGCCCGCCTCGGGCAGCAGCGCCATCCTGGAGCTGCCGCATCCGTACAAGGACACGGATCTCTGGGCGGTGAATGCCTCGCCGGCGGGCGACCGGATCATGCTCTGCCACCCGGACTACCCGCCGTACGAGATCGTGCGCTGGACGCCCACGAAGTGGACCTGCCAGCCGGCGGCGTTCCGTCCGTCGATCGACCGTCCCATCAGCTTCCAGCGCGTCATAGGCGGAACCGGCACGGGCGCAGTCACCTACATGGTGACGGCTATCCAGAAGGACACGCTGGCAGAAAGCGCCCCGGGCACGCTGGTCAGCCCGAAGACGAGCACCGTCAACGCGGCGGCGGTGACCGACTCCACCAACCCGGTGACGATCGACCACGTGGCTCACGGGCTGTCGAGCGGTGACGTGATCGGGATCCAGGCGGTCACACCGGTGACGGCTGACCTGGCGAACGAGGCAGCCGGCATCGCGCTGCTCGGTCGCAGCTGGACCGTGGAGAAGATCACAGACGATCAGTTCAGTCTGGTCGGCTCCGAAGGCGTCCTGACCATGCCGGCCGTCGGTCCGGCAGCTTGGCCTGGTGTGACTGTCACGTGGAACACGCTCGACCTGAAGATCACCTTCGCGGTACCAACGATCGGCGACCCTACGAGCTGGATCCTGCTGTTCTGGGTGCCTGTGGCGGACGCGGAGGAGTACAAGATCTACCGGGCGGACAACTTCGGTGACTTCGGGCTGGTGGCGCGGGTCAAGTTCACCACGTGGACTGATTTCGGGCAGAAGGTCCCGGAAACTCAGTTCGCGCCGCCTGCCTACCGGCTGCCGTTCAGGCATCAGCTCTGGCCTGTCGTGAGCTGCTACTGGCAGCAGCGCCAGGTGTTCGGCGGTTCGAAGAAGCGACCCATGCGCCTGCTGCTCTCCGCCGCGGGCAACTTCTACGCCTTCAGCGCCAGCTTCCCGCTGCTGGCCAGCGACTCGATCGACTTCGAGATGCCTCTCCCCGAATCGTTCGAGATCGTCGGCATCGACCCGCTCGGGCCGCTGGTGGTGAGAACGAACGGTCCGGTGGCCGTGGTGTCGCCCATCGGCGGCACCGTGGCTCCAGGTCAGATCCAGGTTCAGATGGTGGGCAGCGTGGGCGCCAAGCGCGTCGATGCTGTCGTGGCCGAGGACGGGCTGATCTGGGTCCATCGCCTGGGCGCCAAGCTGCGCGAGGGCCGATTCCTGTCCCAGGATGGAGGGGTGGCGGGATTCCAGGCCAGCGACATCACGACTCTGTCGGCGGATCTCTTCGATGGGTACACGATCCTGCAGCTCGACTACGTGGAGGCACCGGAGCCGATGGTCCTGGCTGTCAGGTCTGACGGCGCGCTGCTGGCGTGCACGTTTGACAACGAGCACAGCATCGCGGCCTGGCACGTGCACACCACGGGCACCCTGGCGACCGAGGGCTTCCAGTCGGTGGCCACGGCCTGGGAGGACGGGCAGGAACTGATCTACGCCATCGTGCGCCGGCACATCAACGGTGCTGACCGCCACTACGTGGAGCGGCTCGCGCCTCGCACCATCGGCTACCAGGGCGACAAGCCCGTCGAGTCGGCCATCTTCTTGGACGACGCATCGAGCAAGGTGGCGGTGCTTGACACGAGTGGGGATCAGATCGGCCTGTGGAACGCGGCCGGGTGGACATCGCCCCAGGCGGTGGAACTGCGCAGCGACAACATGAACCAGTGGGTGGACGGTGACGTGGGCAAGGCCTACAGGCTGTACGCGGCCGACGGGAGCTGGACCGACTGCAAAATCACGGGCTGGATCCTTGCCGGGAACGTTGTGACAGCCAACCTTGGCCCGAGCAGCGAACCGGATGGCCTGGCGACGCCGGCGGCGCTGCGGAACGCCTACGCCGGCAGCTGGAAGGAGCTGGTCACCAGCATCTCGGGACTCTCCCACCTCGAAGGGGAGTCGGTCTACGGGTTGTTCCAGGGCTACCCGGTGGGGCCGGTGACTGTGGTGGGAGGAGTCGCGGACATCTCGCCATGGGTCAACCTCTACACGCCTGGATTCACGGGCGCGGACGGCATTGCCGTCGGGCTTCCGTACAAGCCGCGCGCGAAGATGATTCCGCCTGACTGGATCCTGGAGCAGAACGGAGTGGTCGATCATGTGAAGGCTGTGAGCTCCGCAACGCTGATCCTCGACGAGGCACGGGGCGTGAAGGTGGGGCTGGAGGAAGGCTCTCTGGAGACGGTGAAGACGGGTGCCTCTGCGGCGGACCTGACGGCGCCCATGAGCGGCTTGGTGCCCGCGCACTGGCGAGGACGTTGGGATCGCGGGCTGTCGTTGATCCTCGCGGTGGACGACCCGGTGCCGGCCACCATCTTCGGCGTGGTGCTCGACGTGGACGTGGGAGGTAGGTAGATGGCAGCACAGGCAGACACCACGCGCAGGGACTTGGCGCACCTGAACGCGCGTTTCAAGGACATCCAGATGCTGGACGCGCTGCAGCGGGGCCGGCAAGTGGCGCAGGATGTCGCGCGCAATGCCCGCAACGTGACCGGGCAGCAGGTAGCCGGCCTGGCCGGAGCAGGGGTGTCGCTGGACTCAGGCACGGGGCTGGCGATCCAAGAGGAGACCGGGTTCTTCAGCGGTCTCGACATCCAGCGGGCATTGAACAACGCGGCGCGAGAGGCATGGGGCCTGAGGGTGTCGGGCAAGCTGCGCCGGTTGGAGGCGAATCTGGCGTTCGACGCGGCCCAGGGCAACCAGAGCAGCTCGAACCTGTTTGGCCCGGGGAACGGTATGAGTACTGGTACTGGTCAGAATTCCTAAAAGTGAAGTGAGATGCAGATTCCCCGATACAACGCGCCGCAAGTGGCAAGCCAGGCGCTCCCTGGCGTGGCGATCAACGTGGGTGCCGCAGGGGGCGGCCGCACGGGCAGAGCATCAAATGGCGCGTCGGAGAGCCTAGTGGCGGGCAGTCGGGCGAACCTCGCAAGAGCGAACGCTCGCAAGGCAGCATTGAAGCAGGAACAGGAGAAGGCACAGCTGGCGGTCGCCCAGGAGGCCGTGGCGAATCACGAGGACTACTGGACCAACCTCCTCGATGGCGAGCAGACCGACCTGCCCGGCACCGATGGAAAGCCAGGCCCTGGTCTGACGCGCCGGCACGGACAAGAGCTGTTCGCTGGCGTGACGCCAGCCGTGGAGGCCGCGCAGGCGCGAGCCTCCCAGCTGCTCAAGGCGCTACCCAGCGGTGCCCGGGCGAAGGCGGCGGGCAAGATGCACGAGTCGATGCAGCGCTTCCAGGACGCGCTGACGCGGTATGAGGCCCCGGAGCGCGAAGCGTTCTACGTCGGCACCTACAATCAGGGGCAGGACCAGCGGCTGCGCTCGACCTTGGTGGAATCCAAGACCGGGATCACGTACGTGGGCGGCCAGCTCGACACCACGGTGGTCGATCAGGCCCTGGGAGACATCGAGCAGCGCGTGCGGGTGTTTGCGACGGAGCACCCGGAGATGGTGCGTGGCATGACGGTGGGGCAGTTCGTGTCGGCCGAGCTCGCCGTCCGGCGCTCCGAGCTTCACCAGGGCGTGATCTCCAGCCTGTTGAGCCAGGAGAAAGACACCGAAGCCAGCGACTACCTGAAGCGCTACGAGGACCAGATCTCAGGGCCGGCCCTGAACCAGCTGCGCGACAACGTGAGCAACAGCCACGAGCAGGGTCAGAACCTGCGACTGGCCGGGCAGCTGGCCGAGGCGATGCCGATCGACGTGGGGGCGCGCGCGACGATCGGACCGGCCGCGATGCTCCAGGCCCGCCTCGACAAGCTCGACACGGTGAGCGAGAGCCAGGGCTGGGACGCCGAGAGGCGGAAGGCGGCGCGCGCGGTGGTGCGCAGCCAGGCGGCTCAGGAGCTGGCCGATGCCAACGCCGTGCACGATGAGGTGTTTCGTGCCCTGGACGACGAGCTGGTGAGCCTGCGCGGCAACATGGCCATGCTGCAGCAGACGCGGCCCGACGAGTGGGCGAACGCGACCGGCCCCGAGCGACGCGGCCTATGGACCCGCGCGCGGCAGTTCCTCGGGCAGCGGCGCGATCGGGACCGGCTGACACTCGAAGCCGAGCTGCGGACGCAGAGCTACAGCGACCCCGAGGGCTTCAAGCGCCGCAACCTGCTGTACGACGGGGCACTGCTGGGAGGCAAGAAGTTCGACACCTGGCATAAGCTGCAGAAGCAGATGATGGACGGGGAGACCGAGTTGCGCGGCGGTGCGTTGTCGGTGCCCAAGGCTGTTGATGGAGTGCTGGATTCGGTCTACCCCAACGTGAAGCCCGGGGACGGCCGATGGATCGACCGGGTGGAGTTCGCGCGACAGCTGGACGAGGCGATCGCCCTGGCGCAGGCACCCGACGGTGGCCCGGGCACGAGCCGAGGAGGCCTGAATCGCAAGCTCAGCGGGCTGGAAGTGGCCAACCTGCTGAAGCCACTCCTGGAGGAGCGGATCAAGGAAACCGGAGTGATCTGGGATTCGACCTTCAGGATGATCGACCTGAGCGACATCCCCGCGGCGGACCGGCTGCGGATCGCCGCGGAGCTCCAGTCGAGGGGGCACCCGATTACGCCGGAGGCGATCCGGGAGAGCTGGGACAACGCAGAGAATGCGAACCCTCAACGATGATTCACGTGGATCGAGGTGCGCTTGCTGGATTCGTGGACCCGGCGGTATGCTTGCAGCCGCGGCTGTTGGGCCTCGGAGCGACCCGTGGGACGAGTCACGAGAGTGGTGCTGGCCGTGGTGCTGCTCGGCGTGGGCGCGCTGGGTGCGTTCGGCTTGGCGCGGGAGATGGATCGCCAGGCACGAGCCAACGCCAGGCCGTTCCCGACCGAGCTGTTTCAGCGGATCGGTGGCATCGAGCCGCGGCCGGAAACGCACCAGCGGCCGCGGAACCTGGCGTTCCGATACGCAGCGGAGCACGACTACGCTCCGATCGTGGCAGCCATTCCGAAGGTCGAGGCGTGGCTGGAATCCGGCGACCACGCTGGGGTAGACCCGCTCGACGTGGAAGCGTTGCGTGGATGGGTTGCTGTGTTCGATCAGACCGAGCCGGCTCCGTCGTGGCTGCTGCGGTTCGCAGAGGGGTCCCCCAAGGCGATGCTGGTGATCCTCGGGTCGGTGTGCCTGCTGGGGTTGCTGGCCGCGGCCTGGGCCGCGCTCAGTGCCGTGAGGATCGGCCGTGACGCCGCGCGTACCAGTGCTGGGGCCGACGCCGGGGCCTGATCCCGGGGACGGGGACCACCCCTCTGGGAATCGGCCGGGTCGCCGCGGCCGCGCCGTACAGGTCGCACGCCCCAATCCTTTCACGCTCCAGCCGCGCCCCGCCCGGGGGCCAGGTGGGATCGAAAACGGCAAGCAGCCCCCGCGGCCGGCTTCCGTCCCCCTGCTGCTGGACGGGTTCGCCAGCCAGCGGATTCCTGACGAGCCACTCCGAATGCCCGCGTTGCCGCCGGGCGCTCATCCATCCGGGCCTTCCGTGAGCCCTGGTGTTCAGGCTTACCTGAACGCTCAGGCGGCACGCACGGGGCGGGTCCTCAATGCCGTCTCGGGCATCGACCCGGACCAACACGCTCGGGCGTTGCGTATCTCCGAGGTTCTGGGGCTGCCTCGGCCAGCCGGGATGGCCATTGCCGAGAGCAAGGATCTGGCGTTCCGATACGCCGCGGAGCACGACTACGGGGCGATCATTCGTGCTGCCCCCCGCCTGTCGGCGTGGTTGCAGAACGGTGACCACGCGGCGATGGCGCAGGACGACCTGGAGTCGCTCTACCGCCTGAACGACGCGCTGTCCACGTTCCGCCCGGAGCGCTCCTGGTTCGACGAGATGGTGGCGAGCACCAAGCAGGGAGCGCTCGACCTGGAGCCTGGGGTGCATCACCTGACGGCGATCTTCGGGATCGGGCCGGGCGGGCTGGAGGGAGCCGCCTACGCCGCGGCGGACGCCTACCGGCGGGCGGACCAGGAGCGGGCCAAGGCGGATCCAGACATCAAGGCCTATCGGCGTCGCCTAGCTGCTGCGAAGGGATGGGAGAAGCTGCTGGTGCTGCCGTCCAACCTGGAGGGCCTGGCTGCCGAGAGCCTGGGCCAGCTGGGGAACATGATCCCGATCGTGGCCGGCTCGGCGCTGGGAGCGGGCACGGGCGCGGAGATGGGCGGATCCTACGGCGCCCTGCTGGGTCCCGAGGGAGCTGCCGCGGGGGCCGTGGCCGGTGGTGCCATCGGTGGGGTGGTGGGCACCTTCAGCGGGGTTATGGCTGTCGAGATGGGCGCCTGGATCACCGACGCCCTGCAGCGGGACAACGTGAACCTGCACGACGGCGCGGCGATCCTGGCCAAGTACCGGGACCAGGATTGGATGAAGCAGGCGCTCGGCGAGGCCAAGCGTAAGGGCTTCGTGGTCGGCGTGGTCGAGACGTTGACCATGGGGATCGGCGGTCACTGGCTGGCCAAGGCTGCGGGGGGCACCAAGCGCCAGATCGTGCGGGCGGCGGTGACGGAAGGTGCGTTCAACGTCGGCGGTGAGTTCGCCGGCGAGTTCGTCAGCCACGTGGCGGCGCGCAAGGGGTTCGCTGGGGACCCGCTCGGCGAGGCGCTGATGGAAGCGGGCGTCGCCGGCCCGCACGCGGTGGTCGAGGTGGGCCTCGGCTACCACCACCGGACCCAGGCAGATCGTCACCAGGCCAAGCTGGAGACGCTGACCAAGAGCATGACGGCGCACCAGGACGCCGACAGCGTGCGCCGGGCGGCGGCGGCGCTGCGGGACTCGAAGCTAGCTGGCCGCCGGCGGGCTGAGGCGGCGTCGTACCTGGAGAGCCAGCTGACCGATTCGGACCCCGACGCGGGCGTGGTTCGGGTGGACCTGGACAAGTGGAATCGACATTGGGCCGAGCAGGGCAAGTCGCCGGCCGAAGAGGCCGCGCGGATCTCCGAGGGGGGGCGCGATGCCTACACGCGCGCCACGAGCAGCGGCCAGGTTGAGATCCCGCTGGCTGACTCCCTGCTGGAGCTGTCCCAGACCACCGACCCCGAGGAGCTGATCAAGGTGGCCCGCCTGCGCGAGGACGGGCCGACCCTGACGGAGGCGGAAGACGAGCTACCGGGGATCCAGGAGCTGATCGCCGAGGCCCGCGCGGAGCAGACGGCCGCGACCGTGGCGCAGCGCAGCGCGGCCGAGGAAGCCGTGTTCAGTGCAGACGAGCGCGACCTGCGCTCTGAAGCGGCCACCCTGGACGAGACCATCATCAGGCTGGAGCAGGGACAGCTCGACCGCGAAGAAGCGGCCGGGATGGACGACAAGCATCCAAACGACCAAGCGGCCGCCGAGCTGGCCGCGGCCCGGGAGCGCCGGGCGCTGATCGACCGCCGGCTGCAGGACATGGCCGACGCTCGGGTGGCGCGCCGCAAGCGCCGCAAGGAGCGCCTGCGCCGGGTGCAGGAGATGCTGGTGCGCGAGGGGTCCTTCAGCGAGGACGACGCGGGCGTGATGGCGCTCACCTTCACCGAGATGGTGAGGGTGGCCGCGGAGCGCAACGGCCTGACCGAGGAGGAGATCGACCAGCTGTTCCCGGTGGACATCCAGGGCGCCGACGCCGCGCAGGTGGACAAGGAGCATCCCACCGCACCCGCGCCGGAGAATGCCGATAGCGTGCCTATAGGCAGCCGCGAAGCCGTTATCGGCAAGCCGGCGGCAACGCCGGAATCAGGGCCTGGAAAGGCTGTTCCCGGGCCTTCCTCTGATCCGTCTGGGGTGCCCGGCGTTGCCGATAGCGTGCCTATAAGCAGCCGGGAACCCGCTATCGGCACGCCAGGTGGACAGCGTGTGTCCACCTCCGAGCCCCCGGCGCCCCGGGACCCGGTGCTGGCGGAGGAGTTCCCCTCCCCTCCACCGCCCGATCCCCAGGACGCAGAGCCCTTGAGCCGCCCGGCTGCCCCGGCCGCCCCGGCCGCCGCCCCGGGTGGACAGCCCGTGTCCACCTCACCGGCGCCGGATGCTCCGGCAGCACCGGGCCGCGCGGACGAGGCAACACCCTCCGGTAGTACCCAGCAGGCGCCAGACCAGCCCACGGCTGCCCAGGAACCGGCCTCGCCCGTCGATGCGGTGCCCAACACCCCCGAGCCCCCGACGGGCCAGGAGCCCCTCCCGAGCCCGCCCCAGGCACCCGTCTCGGAGTCGGTCCCCCACAAGATCGCGGCCGCGCGCCGGCTGGCCAACGCGCTCGACCTGGTGCTGGACGGCGACGAGGCCCTGACCTGGCGCGACCTGCAGGAGCTGGCCAACCGCGCTTTCGGCGGGACGATGGCCCAGGGCATCTACGACGCCCAGGACCTGGCCAACGCGACGGAGTTCGCCGTGAACCGCCGGGTGGCCCGGCTGCCGCCGCTGGATCCCGACGCGACCCTGCCCGAGCTGCTGGCCGCGATCGAGGAGATCGGCGCGATCGTGGGTCGGATCCCTACCCAGACCCGTCGGACGGGCACCAAAGAAGCCTTCCAGCAGTTCAGCACGCCCCAGGACTACGCCCAGACCGTGGCGATCCTGGCCGGCCTCGGCGCCGGCGACGTGGTGCTGGAGCCCTCGGCGGGCACTGGCAACCTGCTGGCGCCCGCGATCCGGTCGGGCGCCCGGGTGATCGCCAACGAGATCGACCCGCTGCGCGCGGCGCTGCTGCATGAGCTGGGCGTGGAGACCGTGTTCGGCGAGGACGCCGAGGCGCTGCACGCGGTCCTGCCCGCCGACGTGCACGCTTCGGTGGTGATCCTGAATCCCCCGTTCAGCAACGCCGGTCACCGGGGCGTGAAGAATGACCTGGGCGTGGCGGGCCGGCACATTGAGCAGGCCATGCGCCGGGTCCTCCCGGGCGGCCGGCTGGTGGCCATCGTGGGCGAGGGGATGCTCCCCAGCGCGCCGAGCTACGCGGCCTGGTTCCGCAAGATGGCGGCAAACTACTCGCTGCGCGCCGTTGTGAAGGTGGACGGCAAGGTCTACCGGAAGATGGGCACGTCCTTCGGCACCAACGTGCTGATCTTCGATGCCGTGGCCCCCTCCGAGGGGCTGTCCACGCACTTCGACCCGGCTGCAGACCCCGCGGGTTCGCCATCGCTGCTACTATCGGGACTGGAGGATCTGATCCATGAAGGCCGACGCGCTGTTCCAGGACCCGGACAACCGGGCAGCGGAGAAGGCACTGGAGGCGCTGGGCGCCCCGTCCCCGGATCCGACGGTGCCCCCCGTGCTGCTCCTGCTGAAGCTGGGGCTGACTCGGGCGGAGGAGTCGGGGGCGATGCTCAACGAGCACGCGGGAGCGGTGATGCAGCTGGTGGCCGACCAGCTGATCGAACGGTCGTGGAGGGGCAAGGAAGAGGCCCTGCAGGCGCTGAGGGACCTGGGGCGCCTGCCGAAGGAGTGGCGGAGCCAGGAGCCGCAGGAGATGGCGGACGACCTGGTGGAGCACCTGAACGAGCTGCTGGGCAGCCAGAGGGACAACTGGCCACCCCGCCAGACGCACCCGCTGCACGCGACGCCCCCGTAGCCGCTGAGCCGGCTGCGCCACGGCTCGCCGAGCCGGACGACCCGGCCAGCATCGAGGTGATCGAGGAGGCCAGCGCAGACCAGGCCGAAGAGGGCGCTGTCTTCGAGGAGTACGCCAGCGTGGTGAGCCGGCCGGAGGGTCCTGTGCCCCATCCGGCCGATCTGGTGGAGTCGGCGGCCATGAAGGCTGCCAAGCGGCCCGCGCCCACCTACCAGCCGACGCTCAGCGATGAGGAGATGGCAGCGCTGTCGGATGCGCAGCTGGAGACGGTGGTGTTCGCCGGGCAGGCGCACGACCAGGTGCTGCCCGACGGAGTGACACGGCGCGGATTCATGATCGGCGACGGCACGGGGGTTGGGAAGACCCGGGAGATCATCGGCATCATCCGCGACAACATCCGGCAGGGGCGCCGGCGTCACGTCTGGCTGTCCGCCAAGCCCTCGCTGTTCGCCGACGCCATGAAGGGCTGGGCGGACTTCGGGCCGGTTGACTCGAATCTGATCGAGGTCCGCAAGGTGGGTGCCCAGGACCGGATGCCGGACAAGGATGGTGTGGCGTTCCTGAGTTACGACGCGCTCAAGAGCGGTGCGGCCTTCACTGGAGACCTGAAGGAGCAGCGCAGCAAGGCGGAAGGCAAGCAGACGCGGCTGGACCAGCTGGTGGAGTGGCTGGGGCCAGACTTCGACGGGGTGATTGTCTTTGACGAGAGCCATTTCATGTCGAGGGCCTTGGGGGTCGAAGGCGAGCGCGGCAGCAAAGGGGCTTCGGCTCGCGCCAAGGCCGGGCTGTTCCTGCAGCGCGCCTTCCCGAACGCGCGCGTGGTGTACGCCAGCGCGACGGGCGCCACGGAGGTGGCGAACCTGGGCTACGCCGAGCGGCTGGGCCTCTGGGGCATCGGGACGCCGTTCCCCAATGCGATGGAGTTCGTAGAGAAGATCGCCACGGGTGGCCTGGCAGCCATGGAACAGGTGGCCAGCGAGCTGAAGCAGCAGGGGCTGTACACGGCGCGCACGATCAGCATGAAGGGCGTCACCTACGAGCGCATGGAGCACGAGCTGACGCCCGAGCAGACGCTGATGTACGAGCGCGCAGCAGACGCCTGGCAGGTGGCGCTGCAGAACATGCACGAGGTCATGAAGGACACCGGGGCCGACAAGGGCAACGCGCGGGGTCAGAAGGTCGGCGCGTTCTGGAGCGCGAATCTGCGGTTCTACGACCAGCTGCTGATCTCTCTGCAGATGCCCACCATGGTAGCCGGGATCAAGAAGGACCTGGCGGCCGGGCGATCGGTGATCCTGCAGCTGACGACACACCAGGAGGCGGCGCTGAAGCGTGCGGTCGCTGCGCGGAAGAAGGCCGAGGCCGCTGGCGAGGTGGTGGACGACGAGGAGCTAGATGTGTCGCCGAAGGAAGTGCTGATCAACTACCTGAAGCAGGCATTCCCTACGCAGCAGTATGAGAACCAGCCGACCGAAGACGGCAAGGACAATTGGGTCCCCAGGCAGTACATGACCGACGTGACCGACGCGCACGGGAGGGTGGTGCACTCGGAGGGGGACTTCGTGCAGGACCCGGACAGTGTGGCGAAGCGGGACGCCCTGATCGCCGACGTGATGGAGCTGCCGATCTCTATGGGTCCGATCGAGTTCCTGGCTCGGGAGCTGGGAGACGACGCCATCGCCGAGGTGACGGCGCGGCAGAACAAGATCGTCTACCGCGATGGCAAGCAGGTGGTCGTCAAGCGCAACCCGGCGAAGGCCAACGCGGCTTCGATCGCGGACTTCCAGGCGGGGCGCAAGCGGGTGCTGCTGTTCAGCATGGCGGGAGGCACGGGGGCCGGCTACCACGCGGACCTGAAGGCGAAGAACCAGCAGCTGCGCCGGCATTACGTGATGCAGCCCGGGTGGCGAGCGGACATCACGATCCAGGGCTTCGGCCGGTCTCACCGCAGCAACCAGGCCCAGCCCCCCGAGTACATCCTGGTGACCACCAACCTGCCTGGTCACAAGCGGTTCATCAGCTCGGTGGCGCGCCGCATCGAGCAGCTGGGGGCGCTGACGCGGGGGCAGCGAACGGCGGGTGCGTCCGTCTTCAGCGAACGGGACAACCTGGAGGGACCCTACTCGGCGCCCGCCGTGCGCTGGACGATCAACGCCATTCTGGAGGGGCGCGTGGAGGGGTGGGACGCCAAGAGCCTCACCGACGAGATGGGCTTGCACTCGCTGATCAGCAAGGACGGGACGGTCAACGAAGGCGGCTACCCGAAGGTGACGCAGTTCCTAAACCGGATGCTTTCGCTTCGACCGGACCGCCAGGTGGCGCTGTTCGACCAGTTCAGCGCCAACCTGGACGCGGAGATTGAGTCGGCCATCGCGCGTGGGACGTTCGATTCGGGGATGCAGGAGCTAAAGGCGGACCGGCTCACGGTCGAGCAGGACGATGTGGTCCGCGTCGATGAGCGCACAGGCAACGAGACCCACTGGCTGACGTTGAATGTCACCAACCCAGTCCCGAAAACGGATTGGGCCAAGGCCCGGGTCTACTGGCAGGACTTCTTCGTAAACACCCGTTCGGGTAGGGTGTGGGCAGCCGGCCGGAGCGTCACGGACACCGATAAGTCTGGCGTGGCGTCGCTCGTGCGTGTGATGCACGGTCCGGGAGGGACCGGTGATCGAGTGTCCACCGCGTTGCTCCGCGAGGGATCCAGGAGAGGCAACTGGCGCCGCGCAACGAATGACGAGGCAGCGGGACTCTGGCGCAAGCAGTACGCCGCAGCGCCCAACGAGGCGACACGTGAAGTGAACCTGGTCACGGGGCTCCTGCTACCCATCTGGGACCGGCTGCCCGACTTCGGGAAGGTCTACCGGGCGACGCTGCCCGACGGGCGCAAGGTGATCGGGCGGGAGGTCCCCGACGGCTTGGTGGACTCCACCAAGCGGAAGCTGGGGGTGGGCCGGCGGAAGATCGAGATAGCGCCCGCCGAGGTGGGTCCGATCGTCTTGCGCGGGTCCACTTTCACGCTCACCAACCACTGGCAGATCAAGCCCGTCACCGTGGCCGGCGAGCGACGGATCGAGGTGATCGGTCCCACCTTCGCCAACCTGCCGGTGCTGGAGAAGGCCGGCGTGTTCATGGAGACGCACCAGTACAAGCGGCGCTACTTCATCCCGACCGGAGAGGGGATGGCCCGGGCCACGGCGGCCGTGATGGCCGGCCAGGAGATCATGGAGGTGGATGAGGGCAAGACCCTGTACCAGCGGCTGTTCCAGGGGCCGGCGCCGGCTCCGGCGGACCCGTTCTACAGCAAGGCCCTGGATGCCGCTCGGGGGCTGCCGAAGGATGCGCGCTGGAGCAAGGCGCAGATCGAGGCGGCTCTGCGGAAGCGGGGCGTGAAGGCCGAGGAGCTGAAGTGGCTCGACGTGGGCGGCTACGTGCAGGACTTCAAGGACACCCTGCATCGCGCACCGACCACGGGCGAGGTGGTGGAGTGGATGGATGCCCACCAGGTGCGCGTGGAAGACGTAGACGCCGACGAGTATCTGTTCGAGCAGTACTCTTTGTCCGGCGGTGAGGGCTACCGGGAGCTTCTGTTGGTGCTGCCGTCCTCCCCAGAAGGGGCGCCGACGTTCCACGGCCAGCACTTCAATCCGATGGGCGGATCGGTGCTGGCCCACGTGCGATTCAAGACGCGGATCGACTCCGAGACTGGCGAGCGTGTGTTGTTCCTGGAGGAGGTGCAGTCGGATTGGGCACAGCGTGGGCGCGAGGAGGGGTTCTACTCCGCTGCCGACCAAGAGCGGATCCGCGCAGACTACGAAGCGAGCCAGGACGCCACGGAGGTGGCACGGCAGGCCCTGGCACACCGGATCGCAGAGTCGTTGGAGCTGGTGAGGGTCCCGTCCCCAGACGGCGGAGATCCACAGGTAGAGTTCCGGTCCCCACTGTTGCGCGCGCCGCTTCCGGGCTACGTGTGGCGTGACGACCTGCAGCAGGCGTTGAGTCACGTCCAGGCCATGTCGGTCGTGCAGCTGCTCGGGCGCTCGACCGAGGCAGCCAGCTTGGCGCTGCGAGAGAGCGCCTTCAGGACTGGCGAGCTACTGGAGCTGGAGCCGGAAGATGCTGTCGATTCCGGGCCGTTCGTGACACGTACGAAGGAGTGGACCAGCCTGGCTCTGAAGCGCGTGATCCGGCTGGCCGCGGAAAACGGGTTCGATCGCGTGATGTGGACCAGCGGCGCGGTCCAGAACGAGCGCTACGAGCTGTCTCACTTCGTTGAGAGCATCCGGGTCACCGATGCGGGCAACGGGCTCATCAGGTTGACCAGCGAGGAGCAGCATTCAGTGGATCCGGCCATGGATGTTGTTGTGAACGAGACCGGTCAGGTTGTCAGGGCGTTCGGGAGAAACGCCCACCAGTACACAGATCACTCACTGGAATCGGTGATCGGCAAAGAGATGGCGGAGCGGTTCCTGAACCGGGAGGGCGGGCGCGAAGCGATGGTGTTGTCAGGGGATGAGGACCGGCCCCTACAGCTGCTGGCGGACGGCCTGCTCTACGGTCAGGGTCAACACTTCAAGGGTGTCACCGAGCTGGAGGACACGGTGCTGAGCCTGGTGGCGCAAGACGTGGCGATGGCGGCCCGCTTATCACCAGAAGCCCTCTCGCGCGACGAGCTGCGTGACCTGGTGGAGAGAAGGCGGGTGAGCCTGCTCCGAATCGTCGAGGACCCTGAGAGTCGGTTCATGGAGAATGTGATGGGCACCACGGTGAAGCAGGACGCCGTGGATGCGGTCAACGAAGCGGCGGGGCGCCTGACCGACGCGGAGCAGCTGACCGATCCTGCGTACGTGCCCGGGCGGATCTACAAAGAGAAGGACCTGCAGGTCGGCGGCAAGGGGATGCGGTCGTTCTACGACGCGATCCTGCCCCAGGTGGCGCGCAAGCTGGTGAAGAAGTACGGCGCCAAGGTTGAGCGGATGGACATGCCCGACGATGCCCGGGACGATGAGGGTCGCCCTCCGAAGGATCAGCAGCACGGATTCACCCTCACGAAGGAGCTGCGCGACGCGGCCCTGCAGCGCGGCTTCCCTCTGTTTCAGCAGCCCGAGGAGGGTGAACGGCAGGGTGGGGCCGCGCCGGATGGCGGCCCGCAGGGCGCCACGACGTTCGGCGCCATGGATTCCACCGGACGGCGTGCGTTCCTGATCCAGCTGTTCCGTTCGCGGGACCGCTCGACCTTCCTGCACGAGATGGCCCACGTGTGGACGACGATCATGGGCGACCTGGCGGCCCGAGACGGCGCGCCCCAGGCGGTGGTGGACGACTTCCACGAGCTGCTGGCCTACGTCGGGGTGAGTCACGTAAGCCAGCTGACGACAGCACACCACGAGAAGATCGCGCGGACCTTCGAGGCCTGGCTGATGGATGGCAAGGCGCCGTCGAAGAAGCTGCGCGGGGCGTTCGCGGCGATTCACAGCTGGATGACGGCGCTCTACGACTCGATCAAGGGCATCTACCGGGCCGCGGGGTTCGAGTTCGAGCTGTCGCCTGAGATCCGCGGGGTGTTCGAGCGGATGCTGGCCACGGACGAGGAGATCGCGGCCGACCGGTACGAGCTGACGGCCGAGCCGCTGCCCGAGGACACCCTCGCGGATCTGTCGGAGGCGGACCGAGCCGCCTACCTCAAGAGTGTGTCGGACGATGAGGCGGACGGGGTGGTGGCGGCGGGCCGAGCGACCGCGATGAGTCTGGCCGAGCTGGTCAAGGAGAAGCGGAGCAGGCGCATGGCATCGCTGCGCCGCAAGGCGTCCAAGGAGCTGGGCAACACGCCCCCTGCCGTGGCGCTGGCCAACATGCGCGACGGGCAGCACCCTGACGGGACTCACCTGCCCGCATCGGCCCAGGGCAAGCTGTCGCGCGCGGCCGTCGAGGCGGAGTACGGCGAGGACGGATCCCTGACGCTTGCGCTGGAGGGGATGGGAGTTCTTGCCGACGACGGGATGACCCCGGCCGAGGCCGCTGAATCGTTCGGTGCGCGGTCTGCCGACGTGCTGCTGAACGGGATGGTGACCGTGGCCGAGCGCCGCGATGACGTGGTGGACCGCATGGCCCGCCAGGCGCTGCAGGAGCAGCACCCTGAGCTCATGGGCACGGCTTCGATCAGGGCGCTCCAGAGGCGGGCCAGGGACACCGAATCGAGATCTCGCCGGATCTTCAGCGAGTACCGCCGGCTGCTCCGCCGGCGGGCGGACCTGGCTGAGGGTGGGCAGGCGACGGCCACCATGGCCGGCTCCGCGGTGGCCCCCCAGGTGACCCACCGCCGGCGCGCCCTGCCCGGCGCCAAGACGCTGCCGCAGATCCGCAAGCAGGCAGCCGCCGCCATGGCTTCGCTGCCCGTGAATCGGATCCGTCCCAACGCCTTCCTGGCCGCGGCGCGCCGGGAGAGCAGCAAATCGGCCGCGCTGGTCAGGAAAGGCGAGTTCTACGCGGCGGCCCAGGCGAAGGAGCGGGAGCTGTTCAACTACGAATCGTTCCGCCTGGCGCTGGTCGCCGAGAAGGCGCTGAAGAAGCTGATCGACTACGCCAAGTTCCTGCGCCGCAAGGACATCATGGCGGGCGTGGGCCGGGGCAGCGTGGAGGCCCGCCGGCAGCTGCTGCGCCTGCTGCAGCGCGTGGGCCTGGAACGGCAGTACAGCAACCCCGACCTGCAGCCCACCATGTCCTTGGCCGGCTGGCTGGCGTCCCTGGACAAGGCGGGCGAGCTGGCGCCGGACATCATGCCCTGGATCCTGGACGACCGGCCCGAGGCCCGGGTGCTCTACACCGACCTGACGGTGGATCAGATCGAGGACGTGATGGACGCCTGGAAGCAGGTGCGTCACTTCGGGCAGAGCAAGGGCTGGATGACCACCGTGCGGCGCCGGATGCGCGCCGAGGATGCCCAGGTAGCGGTGGCGAGGCGGGTCGAGCACAGCCGAGCGCCGCGGAAGATCGCGTACCAGGAGCGGCAGGGAAAGCTGGCTCACTTCAGCTCGGCCCACCGGGCGATCGACAGCCTGGCACGACAGATCGACGGCTCGGACGACGGGCCTCTGAGTCAGTTCCTGGTGCGTCCTGGGATTCGTGCCGAAAACGCCGAGGTGGCCCACGCCGATCGGATCAACGAGCAGCTGAGTGCCATGCGCGAGCTGTTCACCGACGAGGATCGTCGGGAGTGGGGTCGGCCGCGAGAGATCCCTGGGGTGGACATCCCGCTGTCCCTTCAGCAGCGCTTCATGGTGGCGCTCAACAACGGCAACAGGGAGGGGCGAGAGCGGCTGCTCACAACGTTCGACTCGCGCCAGGTGCAGGCGATCCTGGACACGCTGGAGCCGCGGCACGCCCAGATGGCCGCCATCATCTGGGACCTGGAAAACAGCTTCTGGCCGGAGAGCAAGGCGCTCTGGGAACGGATCAAGGGCATCGCCCCGATCAAGGTGCCGGCCACCGCCTTCGCGTCCAAGAGCCCGAGTGGCGAGACCGTGCGCTGGCAGGGCGGCTACCACCGGATCAAGTACGCGGGGGCGAAGTGGATCCATGAGCTCAGCCCGGAGCAGCAGCTGGAGCGGTTCAAGACCGGGACGGCAACGCGGGTGTCCACCAAGGCCGGCTCGATGATCGAGCGCGCGAGGCACGTGAACGACCATCTGCGGCTGGACTTCGGCGTGGTGACGGGACACCTGGCCGAGGCGGTTCACATGATCACTCACCTCGAAGCGCTGCGGGACATGCAGGCGGTGCTGCACGGAGAGCCTGTCCGCTTGGCGATCGAGGAGCGCTACGGGGAGGCGGTCTACCGGCAGTTCCTGAACGCCTACCGGGACATGGCCATGGGCACGGGCGCCCTGAACGACGCGGGAGCGCGTGTCTTCGGCCAGATGCGGGCCGGCACCATCGTGATGCGGCTCGGATGGCGGATCACGACGAACCTCATCAACCTGGGTGGCATCACGCAGTCGATGGTGGTGTCCGGGCCGATCCCTGTGCTGCGAGCCATCACCCGGCTGGCCTCCCAGCCTCTGCAGGTGGCAGCCATCTACCACCAGGTCATACAGGCCAGCAGCTCCATGGCCAACCGCGACAAGACGTTCCAGCGCGAAGTGGCGGAACAGTACCGGCGCTTTGCTCAGGTGTCCCGAGGCCGAGACGTGCACGGGGCGATCCAGCGCAGCAGCTTCGCCCTGCTGGCCTTCACTCAGGCCATGGTGGACCTGCCGAGCTGGATCGCGGCCTACGAGAAGGCCGGGGGGTGCTGCCGCCGGCTGGCAAGGCGCACGACCCGCTGGATTGGGATCCCGTGGCGATCGAGCTTGCGGACGCTGCTGTGGTGGCCAGCCAGGGCAGCGGGCGCGTCGCCGAGATGGCCGGCATCGCTCGGGGCAGCGAGTGGCAGAAGATGTGGACCACGTTCTACGGGTTCGCAAGCCGCACCCTGAACCTGACGGCCGAGTCCACGGCGCGCATGAAGGTGCGCGACCCGAAGACGGTGGCTCGCTGGGCGATGGAAATGACCCTGATCTTCATCGCGCCCATGATCTGGGAACAGATCATGACCCACATGCTCCGCGGGGACGATGACGACGAGCCGTTCCTCAAGGAGACAGCCCGGCGGACGGCAGCCGAGGTGCTGGGCCTCTGGGTGGGGTTGAGGGAGTTCGGGGCCGCGGCTCGGGGGTTCCGCTACCAGGGGACAGCCGGAGCCGGCGTGCTGCAGGAGGGCATGAACGCCTGGGCGCAGGCGGCTCAAGGGGAGATGGACGAGGCCGCTGTCCGGGCATTCCTGTCACTGTCGGGCATCGTGGCCCACCTCCCGATGACGCAGGCCATGGAGAGCTACCGGGGCGCGCGGGCCTGGCTGGACGGGGAGGCTCCGATCTCCGCCGTGCTGGTCGGGGCGCCGCGGAAGCGTTGATCGCGACCTTGGTGGGGGTACGATGCGCGACGCTTCGCAAGAGTGTGCGTCCCGGGTGTCCCGCCCCGCGATTCGGGGCATCCGGGGCGCTTTCCGTTCTGAGCCACCCCCGTCCGTTGAACGGCCACGGTGGGCGGGCCACGATGCGGCGGTCCCACCCTGCGGCCCAGCCCCTGGAGATGATCCATGATCAAGCCCACCGTCGGTCGCGTCGTTCACTACTACCCCCTTCAGCACGAGCTCACCCTCGGCCCTTACGGTGTCCCTCTGGCGGCCCTGGTGGTCTCCGTGCACAACGACAACCTGGTGTCGCTCTGCGTGTTTGGCACGTCCGGCGATCCATCCCCTCACGCCAGCGTGCCGCTTGTGCAGCCGGATGTCGATGAGAACCCATACCTCCCGCCCAACAGACACCGGGCGGGGTACTGCTGCTGGATGCCCTACCAGGTGAAGAAGGACACGGGGAGCGAATCGGGCGAGCAGGAGGCCGGCACGGAGACCATCTGAGGCTGGAGTACCAGCCGCCGGTATTGAACGGGCGGGGGGTCCTGTAACGCTCGGGCGGAGCCCGCGACCTGCGACCCCGCCGAGGAGCGCCCTGCCATGACCCAGACCTGGACTCCGATCGCCCCGTCCCTGGACTACACGCCCTCGGACGTGACCAGCCACTCGGGCCAGCGTCTGAGCGTGTTCGCTGGCACCGGGGTGACGAACGCCGCGGGCGGCCCCACTCGCCCGCGTCCGTGCCTGGTGCACGTGGTCTTCAACGGCTGGACGGCTTCCACGGTGAAGAGCAGCTACGACGACGATTCGGTGCTGTTCGATGACATCATGTGCAACGAGGCGCTGGGGCGGGGCTGGGTGGTGGTGTCGATCGGCCTGACCGTGGCCGGTGCTGCGATCACGGGCGCCGGGGCCGCGCACCTGCCGAGTCATCCCAACTTCGGCGACAAGACCCGCCAGGCGTACAACAAGGACATCGTTTACGCCCTGCAGTTCCTGAAAGAGAACGCGGCGGCCTACAACATCGACCCCGATCGGATGTTCGGGCTGTCCTCAGGGACAGGGTTCCAGTCGCTCTGCTGGGGTGCTCTGCGTCCCTGGGTCGAAGCGGAGTACGGCGACCGGGCGGTCGATCGTCAGTACGGATGGGACCCGCGCCTGGCCGGCCTGGTCACGCTGGAGGGCACTGTGCACTTGCCGAGCCTGTCCCTGGGGCTTGGCTTCGCCGTGGCTGCGAAGGACGGGGCGCCCGACACGCCGGCGACGATCCTGGGCGACCTGTCGGCGGAGTACCTGGAGGGTTTCAGCCCGTTCTTCTTCGCCGAGTACAGCAAGGCGTTGAAGGGTGCCCGGATGCCTCCCATGTGGATGGCCTCGGCCTACGCGGCCACGGGCGTCGTGTTCGAAGCGCTGGGGGGAGACCCGATCCCGCCCGGCACGGAGGCGAGCAACAACTCCATCCTGGGGGTGGAGATTGCTCGCCGGGCCTGGCCGGATCGCGTGCGCTCCCTGGCGGTGTCGGGGGACGGCTTCGCGCCGACCCATGGCAGCGATCTGATGCTCAAGGTGCCCGGCACCGTGGGCACGGCGGACACGCCGGCGGTGCGGGATGCCGTGACCTTCCTCGATCAGGTGGATGAGGCGGTCGTGAAGGGCGAGCGCTTCGACGTGGCGGACTTCCACCGGCGAGAGCCCTGGAAGGCGCTGCGCCAGGCAGCCCGGCCGCGCACGGTGAGCATGGCGATCACGTCGGCGGGCACGGTGCAGACCTGGACGCCCAGCTCCCCCAACCCCAACGGCTGGACGAATCGCCAGTACGAGCCGGCCGGGGTGACCAGCCACCCGATCCTGCGCTGCAACGGGATCCTGCCGGACCCGGTGCGCTTCCCGATGCCGCCTGGCGGCTACCCGGCGTGCCTCTGGAGCAGCAGCCAGGGCTACATCCAGGACAGCCTGCTCACGTCCATCGGGGCGGCCCAGGTGCCGCAGAAGATGCTTCTGGAGCTAGGCATCGCCATCGTGTCCTTCACTGCGCCGGCGGTGCGCGGTGGGCCGACCGGGATCCTGACCAGCGAGGCGACTTTCAACCCGTCCAATGGCCAGTTCGGTGCGGCCTACGTGCGCGGCAACGGTGCCATGGTGCAGGTCGATGGGGGTCCGGCGACGGCGACCCCCTACCCGGGCGCCCTACCGTCGGGCTGGGCGGGGACGCACCCGTGGCTCGACATGGAGTTCCTGACGCCCTGGCGGGCTGCCGAGTGGATCGTGCAGCACGTGAAGTACTTCGGCATCGGGGGCGGGTCGGGCGGCGACGAGCTGCCGATCGACCCTTCCCGCCTGGCCGTGTACGGCGGCAGTTCGGGCGCCCAGCTGGTCCAGTGGTGCGGGCTCTCGGGGGACAAGGCGCTGATCGCCGAGAACATCGCGGCGGGCGGGCAGCGCGCCGAGAGCACCCGGCCCAACTGCCTGGCGATCGCCAACCCGCTCATGACCATGGTGGCCTGGCGCAAGGTGCTGGCCAACGGCGGGCCGGCGGCCTGGCAGCTGGCGCTCAAGAACAGCGGGGCGTGGGACGTTCCGGCGGACGACGTGAAGACCGCCGTCGACGGCAACCTGTCGCTGCTGCTCTCGCCGGTGTACTACGCGAACCAGGACAGCCAGTGGCCCGCCAGCGGCAGCTGGCTCGGCCTGGCGGCGGAGAACGCGGCCATGCCGGTCTGGGCCTCCTGCAACGCGGGCATCGAGCCCGAGGTGCTGGCGGCGCCGGCCTACGGCAGCAACTTCGGATATGTGGGCACCGACGGGCAGGGCATCAAATCGGCCCACAGCTCCTATGCGCACTACTGGCTCATGAAGATGTGCCCGCTGGCCTACACGGTGGTGACCAAGGAAGAGTTCGTCGATCTCAACGCCGTGGCGAACGGGGCCGTCCGTCAGATCGACGCGGTGATCTCGGACTTCACGACCCGCTGGCGGTCGATGGCCGACTACATCCAGGCGCACCTGGCCGTGGCGCAGCAGGCCAGTCCCTGGGTGCTGGCGGCCGCCCCGAACCCCCTGCGCGAGAGCCACGTTGAGGTGATCTCGTTCGGCGACTACGGCCCGGGGACCGCCCGGGCGCCTGGCGCCTGCCTGTCGAAGGGTAGCGCCCTCGCCGCGGCCACCAGCCTGGTGCTGGACAACGGCGCCGGGCACATCAAGCCGCTGCCCCGGGTGGGCGAGCGCTTCGTTCTGAAGGGCGACCTGGGGACCGAGTACCTGATCCGATCGGTGGACAACACCACGGACAGCGACACGGCCTCCTCGATCACCTTCGCCCCGGGGTTGGCCTCGGCCGTGGCTGACAACGAGGACGTGTTTCTTCTGGGTCCGCGCCTGGTGGAGACCCTGGTGACCGAGGACGCTTACACGGCGCCCGACGGCACGGTGGCGGGTGTCCCGATGCCAGTTCACCCGCGTGCCGGCGGTCTGGTCGGCAACCCCGAGCCCCGCCGCCTGGCTGGCAAGGGGGCCGTCTGGGTGCGCAGCCCTGACGGTGTGGACGAGGTGGTGCATATCACGGAGGTCTGATCGTTGGCCGGCGATGGAGGCTGGAAGGTGCGGCTGGGCGAGGGTGGCGAGCTGCTGCTGCCGATGGTGGTCGTGGTGGCTCTGATCGTGGGGACCTGGCAGTTCGCTTCGACGACCGCGAAGTTCGACGGTCGGCTGGAGCGGGTCGAGCAGGGCGTGGAAGACATCAAGGCCGGGATGGACCGGATGGCGGCGGACGGGCGCGCGGCCGCGGCTGAGCACCTGCGGAGGGCAGACCTGGCCGCGTGGGTGCAGCGATTCCAGGAGCTGAACCCGGATCTCCGCGTGCCCGAGCCTTCGGGGGGCAGATAGGTGTCCGCTGGGGCCGGCTCGACGCGCTGCCAAGGGCATGAAGACCAAGGCACAGGTGTGGTGGATGGTGGCGCTCGCCGCGGTGCTGGGCGGCGCCGCGACGTGGGGCGTGAGGGCAGAGCAGAGACGGGACGATCGCCTGGCCATGTGCGAGCAGCAGCTTGCGGCTGTGAAGGGTCAGGTCATGGCCTTGGCCGATCGCACCGAGTGGTGGCACACAGAAGCGGGCGGGGGCCGGCTCCACATCGTGGTGCTGCGCCGGTCGTTCCCAAGCGTGGCGTCCTACGACCAGGCCATCGCCACCAGGCTGTCCCGCTGGCCGGCTGACCCGTGAGCAGCCTGATCGCCGCGCTGGCTGGCTTCCTGCTCGCTGGCTGGTGGAACGGCGACGCCCCCGACGCCCAGGGCCTTGCTGGGTTGTTGGGCGCTGTAGACCCCCTGGCGGGCGCCGCAGGAGGGGGGCTGCTCGGGACCCTGGCCATGGCCTTCGGCGCCCTGCGCAAGGCCAAGCGAGTCGAGCACGGGCCGTCTCGTGCCGAGGCTCGCGTGGAATCCCTGGAGCGACAGATGGCCGAGACCCAGCGAGACCTGCGCGAGGTGCGCAGCGCGCTCATGCGGCGCGGCTCGACGGGTGGCGCTGGATGATCAGCTGGCGCTGGACCCTGCTGCTGCTGCTCGGCGCCCTGCTGCCGGCCTGCGGGACGCCGGCCAGCCGCCCCGGGCCGGTCCACGTCTCCGTCTACCTATCCCTCCCGGGATCGACAGAGCTGCTGGCAGGAGGGGGCGGCTCGGGGGTGACAGCCACGGTGGTTGTGGACGCCGAGCCCGCGGCCCCCGCGCCGGAAGAGGTGACGGCTGCGGCGGACTGGCCATGGGTGCCGGCTGCCCTTGGCCTCACCCTGCTGGCCGGTCTCGGGCTGTGGCGCTGGCGGTAGTTACTTGAGTGGCAAGGCCGCGCGCACAGCGGCGTCCTTCGCTTCGAGCAGCTTCTGGAGGGCCAAGCTGGTCTGGTCCTCTCGCCCGAGCATCTGGGCGCAGCGCTCGCCAGGTACGCCCTGGTCGAACCACGTGCGGGCGACGTCCTGCGCGAGATTGTAAAACGGTAGCGCAACCGCCTGGAGGTGCGGCGGTAGGTGGTCGTATCTGAAGAACTCCAGGGATGGGAACCGAAGCACGCGCTCCGATGGAGGGAAGATGGCCACGGGGCCGAGTGGCGGGTCGATCGACGTTTTCATTGCAGATTGACCCTCTCCGTGAAGAGGCCAAGCCCTGCGGCCAGGCGGTGGATGCGCACCGTGTTGTCGTGGACCTGCTTACCCGCGAGAGAAGTGGGCGGCTCGGCGTCGGGCGGGCACGGCACTGCAGCGTCTGTCGAGTCAGGCTCCGCGAGAATGAATTCCAGGGCTTGCTGGAGTGTGTCGAGCTGCGAGCTGAGAAGGTCCAGAGCGTTGCTCTGGTCCGCGAGCAGCTTCGCCAGGGAGCAGCCCAGTGTCCGAGCGGTACCCTGGCATGTGGAATGGGCGGTGGTGACGGATGGGTTCATGGTTGATCTCCGTTGGGGTTGTGGCGTGGCCACGAGGAATCTGAGCCGAGGCTGGCCTGCCCGGCGTCCTCCGGCAGCATCCGCCCGTCGCCGTCCCAGCCGAGTCCGATCCACGTCGAGCCCATGCTCATCCGCTGGCCGCTCTCCGCGACGTGCCAGTCGCACCCGAGGCCGCAGCCTGGTGGGCACCCGTCGCACTTGTGCCCCAGCTCGCAGTCTGGCGACGGGTCGCCGCAGGGGAATAGGTCGTCCAACAGGCACGCGCAGTCTCCGTTCCACAGCCCGTCGCATTTGAGCCGGTTGGCCGTCTCGATGACCGCAGCTTCGGTACTGAGCAGCAGCTCGTCTGCGTCTGCGTCGGTGTAGCCCAAGTCACGCAGGTCAGGCGCTGGCATCATCGTCCTCCGGCAGCCGCCCGGCCGCTTCCAGAGCGCGCAGCAGGGCGATGAGCGGGGTGGGGGCAATGCGGGACACCACGGCAGCGACGGTCATGGGTGGGGCACCCCTTCGACCACTCAGCGGTCCACGGTATTGTCAGCCAGCACCCTATCTCAGAACCGCCGTAGCCCGGGAGCCAGCGTTGCGGCTTCCCGCAGCGAGCGCACCGACGCGTAGGCGGCTGATACGCGATATTCGGTGGCGGGAAAGTATCCAAGTAGGTCACGGGACGCGATAGTACCCACGCATGACCGAACAAGCATCTGAACTTCACGTCGCCTCCTTCCGCTGCTCGTGCGCGTCGAGGATGGAACGGATGGCGTCACGGAGCGCGGCGTCGGAGTTGTCCCACCCGTCGTCGTATCCGGAGATCGGGTGAGGCATCGGCGGCGCGGGAGTCGCCGTATCGCATAGCTCCCGCAGCGCCGCGACCAGTCCCGCGTGACGCATGCTTGCCGCCGTGAGATCGCGGTCCATCGTCTCGCAGTTCTCGCACGCCAAGATGTGAGTGCTGCCGTCTTCGTCGCGGCAGAGCAGCGGGGCGGGGGCGGGCATGGGCAGATGCTCGCGGAGGATGCCCTCGAATACCTTGCTACACGACTGCTCGCTGATACATGCCAGATTCTTCGAAATGAAAACAGAGCACGCCTCGGCCGCCGCTCTGATCTGCGCCTCGCGTGGGTCAGTCATGCTTCCTCCTCTATCGAGAGCGTGAGGCGGTAGGCATGCGAGAGCTTGGCTTCGGGGAAGCGCGGGTCTGCGCGTAGTATAGTCAGCATCTCTTCCAGCCTCTGTTGCATCACGTCGATGCGCGCAGTGAGCACCAGGGCGCCCGCGACTAGGGTGGTGTATCTGAGTTCTCTATACGCAGGGCTCCGCGCTATCTCAAGCGCGCGGCCGGTCAGCTTGGGGCGGTCAGTCATCGGAGTCTCCCTTCGTGTAGCCGTTGGGCTCGGCCCACTCGGCCAGAGCGTCTTCGTCGAACACGTCGTATGGGTCCAGGTTGCTCGCGATCCAGTCGATGGCTGACTCCAGCATGAGCGGGTCAACCCCGGCGGCTACGAAGCTCGCGTCTTCTGCTGCCGTCGTTCGCACCATCACCACACCTCCACGATGCCGGGGGTTTCGGGGTGCGTCGCGAACCCGGTCTTGGTGTATTCGCCGTAGCATTCCCACCCTGTTAGCCCCCGCGCCTTCGCTTCGGCGTCGAGCAGGCTGTGAACGGAGGCGCGCGTAGAAATCCCCGTTGAGTCGTACACCTCGCACGCCCCCAGCCACTCATCGTCTGTCAGCCGGCAGCCCTCGCGCGGCTCGCCCTCGACCAGCAAGTGGCGGTTCGCATCGACCCACGCCTGGATTGCCGGGCCGAGCTTGGCGGCGTAGGCGTCGCGCTCGGCGTTGTTTGGGAAGGTCAGCGTGGCGACTGCGAAGTCGTTACCGCAGCTCGTGCCACGCGGGCATAGCCAAGTCGGGTGCATGGCGATGTAGACCCTCACAGATACGCCCAGCCCGCCGGCCGTCACTTCCTTGGCCGCGAGCAGCCGCTCGTCCTGCTCCAACACCTGGAACGCGAGTGCGCGCTCCCAACGATCCAGTCGGTACTTGATGGCTGGCTTGCTCATGATCCGTTCTCCTTGGGGAACTCCTGCACTCTCAGATCCCTGGGCCACTCCGACGGGTCGGCCCCCTTGCGGTTGGTGATGGGCAGTGGTGTGTCCCTCCCGCGGAGCTCCCAGTTCTCGTTCGGGTATGGGACGGTGACTACTGGCCGCGCCCCGAGCTGCTTGACGAAGCACGGCACGCCAGCATCGCTGCACTGATCGACGACCGATCGAATCCACGCGACGTTGCACGGTCGAGACCCGCGGCCGCTCTCGCCGCCGACCACCACCCAGTCAAGGCCAGCTGGGTTCAGCCAATCCAGGTAGATGCCGCACTCGTGATCGCAGTCCAGGCACCACGGCTGCGACACCGGCTCCCCGTAGGTCGGCGGGCCGCCGCAGATGTCGCACCGCGTCGGGTCGAGGTCCACCGGACCCAGCAGCGGCTCGGCGGAGATCCACCGGACTGCCGCAGGCGTGTCGAGCAGGATCGGGATTCGCTCATCCGCAGCGGCTTGGTCCTCCACCGACACGCCGAGGCGGACGTTGGGGAGAGGCCACAGTCGCCCGGGGTCGTAGCAGCGCGCCTCCTGCTGCCGAGTGTCGATCTGGTGCGCCAGGTAGCCCGCATCGGTGCGGTTGTGCGCGTGCCGGAACGCCGCTCGCGCAACCGACGCACGGAAGCTCCGGCTGGCGAGCAGCCGCTGCATCCGGGTGGGGCGCTTCGTCAGCAGCAGGAACGTGTGCGGGCCGTAGATCCTCGGGTCTGCCATGCCCACCGCGTAGTGGTTGGGACCGAGTTTGCGCTTGGCGTTGCGACCGCAATGGAACGCGCCGCCGCCCACGGCCATGACTCCGAACACATCAGCGATGAACTCGTCAGGCACGTCCGCGTGGAACAGGTCGCTGGTAACGCACACGACCCTGGGGACACGCCATCGCAGCGGCGACGCTAGATTATCGCTGCACGGGCTCCAGTGCTCTACGCGCCTCCCGTCTATGGTGGCACGTCGTGCAAACGGGCTCAACGTCCTCGTGCTCCGCGTGGCACCACTCGCCGTGGGTGGCCTCGTACACGGGACAGTCGCTCCAGGCGCAGGGTCACGGCGGTCGATTCAGTCTTCATGGGTCACTCCTGGGATTCTGGTTCGGGTGGGTCCGGCATGAGCACGTTGATTACGCGGTGCACGAGGTAGAGGCGGTGGTCGGGCAAGGGGGAGCGGCGGCGTGCTTCCTCGTCGCTGTCGTCCACGGTGACCGAGAGCGTGGTCGGCGCACCGGGCGACGTGTCGAGCCAGCCGATGGCGATGCTGATCTGGATGGGTGTCCAGCCCTTGGCGGTAGGCGGGTTCATGCTGTGCCTCCTTGGTTCTGTTGGTGCAGGGACCGCGCGTGAGCGGCTGCCTGGGTCGCCCAGGCGTGGAGGTGGGCGTCCTGGCCGTCGGGGTTGCAGCTGTCGCAGGCATCGACCTTGAGGAACGTCTGGTCGAGCAGCTGCTGGCAGTTAGCACAGCGGACGGTGCGGGAGCGAGCGAGCACCACGTGGTGCAGGCACTCCAGGCGGTCCTCGTCGAGATCGACATCGGGCGTGGTGGTGGAGCCACACGGGCAGGCTGCCGCGGCTGCTGGTCCGCCACCCTGCTGCTGCCCGGTGCGGGTGGCGACCAGGGCGTCCCACTGCCGTTCGAGGTGGTAGGGGGTGAAGCAGCGGCTGCGCCAGTCGAAGTCCGGTCTCTCGGGTCCGTAGGTGCCGAAGAGCCAGGAGGCCAGGCCGAGCACCTGCTCGGCGCCGTGCTGTTCGAGCAGGCGAGCCATGGGCTCGGCCCAGGTCGAGGGCTTGCCGGGCCTGGCGCCCGCGTCGTGGGAGCGCCGAGCGGCGAGGAATGCGTCGAGCGCCCGCTGGAGCTGCGCTGGCTGCCCGTCCACCTGGTCGCTGCCCGTCGAGCTCTCGCTGTTCCCGCCACGTGGAGGGCACGGTTCCGGCACCGTACCCACCACGTGCTCCTCGTCGGGGGGAGGGCGCGAAGCGCGCGAGGGGGGTAAGTCTGGGTCTGGGTCTGGGTCTGAGAGGTTGGCACCGCGGCGCAGCCCCGGCTCGGGCCATAGCTCAGCCGTGGCAGCAGCCGTGGCAGCAGCCGCGGCTTGACCACGGGTGCCCTTCTTGCCCTTGGCGCGGTCGGATTGAATCTGGCTCCGATGCACAGCTTTGCTGGCCTCGGCGGCCATGCGGGGGTTGACGAGGCGGCCGTCCTGCAGCTCGAAGTAGGGCGCGATCTCGGGCCACAAGTTACGCACCGTGCGCGTGGGGTAGCGCAGTCGAGAAGCGAGCGCCTTTGTGTCGGCGGGAAGGCCGCCGGTGAGCGGTTGTTCGAGCAGCATGGCGCAGTAGAGACCCCAGGCCGGGCCGCTCATCGCCGCCTTGGCGGAGCTGCCATGCAGGTCAGCCAGCCACACGGCGATGAAGCGGGGGACCTGCGCCCTGTCCGCACGCGCCGGTGGGATCATGAGCTCTTGCCCTCCAGCGCCCGGGCAGCCACCCGCTTGAACGCCCGAGCCCTGGCCAGCAGGTAGTACTCCGCGGAGCATGGGCGGGCGCCCCGGGTGGCAAACCGCTGCCTGGTGAACCCGGCATAGCTCTCGCAGGCGTCCACGATGGGGCAGGTGGCGCACGGGTCGTCCGCGGCAGCCGCGTAGTCCGCGTAGTAGTGCTGCCGGCAGACCAGGCGCGGGACGGCGAGCAGTCCTAACAGCGGCTCCCACAGTTCCTTGCGGTCGTTGAGCCTGTCCCAGCGGTCGAGCGCCGCGCGCCACCTGCTGTCGGGGTCGGGATGTCCGCCGCTCACAGCCCGCGCCCCCCGATCCAGCGGACGCAGGTGGCCCCGCCCCCTTCGACCGCCTGCCGGTCAACGGCGAGCTGGTCCCCCTTGAGCACGATGACGGTCATGGCGTGGTGGGTTCCACGCGGATGGTGATGGCGTAGTCGCGGACCCCTCGGCGCTCCTGGGCGTAGTGCCAGCTCACGCGCGGGTCGTTGTCCTTGACGCCCAGCCGATCGGCCAGGCCGTCCACGATGGGCTTGAACGCGGCGCGCAGGTTGTCGTGTCCGTCGAGCGCTCTGGGGGCGATCCGTGTGAGGGTGACGGCCAGGCCGCCACCGTCGGGGATGGAGGGCATCTCGACGGTGGCAGCCTTGGCTGTGCCACGGAGCCTCTTGGTGACCCGGTGCCGAGCCATGCGATGCAGGTGTGCGTTGGCAGCGGACGCCAGGCGCACGGGCAGCTCGATCGACCAGGCCGCGCGTGGAGTCACGAGGGCGAGCCCAGGTAGATGGGAGCCACGGACTCATCAGCCGGCAGGCAATCGCGCACGCGCTGCTGGATGTGCGCCAGGGCGCGGCACATGGCCCGGTCGTTGGGGCGATCCTTGCAGTCATCCACGACGCGCGAGAGCGCCTGGCGGAAGAGCAGATCGACCTTCCCTCCTTCCAGCTCCTGGAGGGTGGCGAGAGTGAGCACGTGCTTGGCCATGCGGGGTCCTCTTTCAGGTGGCGGGGTGCGCCGGGTGGGCGCTGTGGTAGGTGTGGGCCTTGAGGCCCGTGATCAGGCAGGGCCGGGCTGGTCCGCGGACGAGCAGGCCGTCGCGGACCAGCTCGGGGAGGCGGCGGTTGACGCGGCGCGGATCACCGTCGCCGGCGTGGTGAGCCAGCTCGGTGGCGGTGCAGCCCGGGTGCTCGCGGACCAGATCGAGCACCCGGGCGCGGAGGCCGGACAGCTTCGGGGCGACCTGGCGAGCTGCTGCGCGGGAGGTCTCCGGGCCGTCGGAGCGCGCAAGCCTCCCCTGGCGCTCGATCCACGGCACAGCCCGTCCGAAGAGGTCCCCCTGACCAGTCACCGGGTCAGCGCGAAGGCCACGATGCCGAGGCAGATGGCCACCACGCCGAGGACGACCAGGAAGGCGGTCATCCGGCTCACCGTGGGCCGGGCCGGCTCCTGTTGGCTGCCCTGGATGGCGCCGACGAGCCGGTCGTGCTCGTCCATCACGATTCGGGCGAGCGAGTGCAGATCGACCTGCTGAACGGCGTGGGTGGCGGGGCCGTTGAACTGCTCACGTTCGGCGAGCAGCAGGAGCACGGAGTGAGCCGTCATCCGCAGCAGGAGGGACGTTGAGCGTGCCCTGCAGGACTGGCCATTGGCAAAGGAGATGAGGGCGGCCAGGTTGGCGGTGCTGTTCTTCACGTCCTGCGCTGCCCGCATCTTGAGGGCGTTCAGGCTCGCGTCCTGCTTCGGGGTGGGCGGCCAATGCGTGGGGACCTGCTTGCCGTTGTGACTCACCATGCTGCTGCTCCGGTGGGAGTAGGAAGCCCCTCATGCCGCACTGTGCAGCTGGCGGTGTGCGGCATGAGGGGCGTGGGAATGCGCCGGCTTCGACCGGCGCGCAGTGGATAAGGCCCTGCCTGGGCTGGCCTGCGCCGCGCGATGCCAGTGAGACCGGGCGGTCGTTTGGCTGATTGCGCGGAGAAGGGGGAAGACTGCAGGCGCCGCGAGCCGAGTGGCTCAAGCGATGCGCCCAGGCAGAGCACAATGGATGGAAGGGGGCCTAGCCGCCCGAAGAGCGCAGTAGCGCTGCTGAGATCACCCCGGAACCCAACATGATTGGCGGCGGCTAGACCCCGGTGTACGGGTGTGAGAGCGGGTGGCTGGCGCGGAAGACGCGGCGTCGGTGCTCGTTGGAGACGTGGGTGTAGAGCTGGGTGGTGGCCAGGCTGGAGTGACCCAGCAGCTCCTGGATCACCCGCAGGTCCGCCCCACCCTCCAGCATGTGGGTGGCGAAGGAGTGGCGCAGCTTGTGGCTGCTGACCCAGCTGGGCAGCCCCGCGGCGGCCGCGTAGCGCTTGAGCCGCTCGTTCCAGTGGGAGGCGTGCAACTGCCGCCCGGCGCGGTTGATGAAGACCAGCCGGCTCGCAGCGCCGAGCTGGGCCAGGATCGCGCCGCGTGCTGGCAGCCAGGCGTCGATGGCCGCGGCCGAGCTCTGGGCCGGCTCCGCGATCATCGGATCGGCGATTCGCACGCGATCCTGACGGCTGAGGCCCTGTTCCGTTGCACCCCCTCCGGGTGGAAAAGCTCCGTATTGTACCAGCCCGGTGGTGGCCCCCGCCCGCCTGGTGCTGGCCGGCTCGTTCTCGCCACGTGTAACCCTCGCAGGACCCTCCCTGCGCGCCGTTGGCGAGGGTACCACGGCTGCCGCTGCCGTGGCGCTCGCACTACAGATATAGGGGTTCGGGGGTGCCATCCTCGTTCCCATCGGGGTGCCCAGCCGGGGCGCTGGGTTCGGCCTCCGATGCACTCGGGATACAGGATTTGCGCCACCGAGTACAAGTGGAGAGTACAAGCAAAACTTGAGGACTGGTCCAGTACCGCGATGGTGAGGCCATGGCATCGAAGCGAGTTCCCAAGGCGACGCGCAAGACGAGCGCGAAGAAGAAGCCGACCACGAAGCGCAAGGCCACGAAGCCCACGAAAGTGGTGGAGAGTCGTGGTGCTGACGGGCGGTTTCTGTCTGGGCACAAGCGGGTCGGCGGCCGGGAGCCCGGGACCCCGAATCGGAGCCAGCGTGCCTGGGCGAACCTGATCGACGGCGCGGTGGCAGAGCGTGGCCGTCGCCTGGCAGGGGCGGCAGGCAAGAAGCTGCGCGACGACGAGGCTGTGATCTTCTACCTGGTGCGGCAGGCGGATGAGGAGTTCAACCGCTTCCTGCTGAAGCGGCTGCGCGCCCCGGTGGAACGGGACGAAGGGCAGATGACGCTGGCCGATCTCATCGCTGAGACGGTGGAGGCGGCGGCAGCTGGGGGGTAGTGCCCCGCTGGGACACCTGGGACACCTGGGACACCTGGGGACACCTGGGACGCGTGGCCGGGGTGGATCGCGCCAGGCCGGTAGGCCAGGATGGTCCATCCCCGGAGCCCTCCCACCGTGGAGGGACCATGGACAAGCCGAACAACCGGGTCGTGGGCCACCTGCCCTCGCCCACGCAGCCCCCGCCGGGCAATCCCGGGCTGGTGGTGCCGGACGGCCAGGGCGGTCTCATGCCGGTGGAGGCCCCCGAGGCCCAGCCGCCGGCGTTGCTGTTGGTGCAGATCCTGGAGGACAGCCGGCGGCAGGCAGAGCAGGGCGGCGACGCATAGGCAGAGCCCAGCGGTGAGCCTGGCCGATCAGATCGCGGGGTCTGCGCTGCTGCGGTGGAGGGGTTCGCCCGACGCCTTCCAGCGGGAGGTGTGGCCGGGGTTCGAACCGGACCCGAGCCAGGAAGCGGCCAACGAGTACGTCGCTGGCCGTGGGCAGAAGCGGATCGTCCAGCAGGCGAGCGGGGGGACCGGCAAGACCGCGTGGATGGCGCTGGAGGCGCTGCGCCGCTGGCTGTGCTGGGGCACTCCTGAGGAGCCGTCGCGCCAGCTGGTGTTCTCCTGCACCCGGGACCAGCTGCAGATCGGCATGGAAGCCGAGCTGAGAAAGTGGATCGCGCGCTCGACCCTGCTCACACGGCTCACGCGACAGACGCAGGACGGCATCAAGCCAGCGGACGGGTCCGGCGGGCGGGAAATGCGCTTCCTCAGCTGGCCCAAGAGCGCCAATCCCGAGATGCAGGCCAAGGCGTTCAGCGGCTTCCACGGCAAGTGGACCAGCTATTTCGGGGACGAGGTGGGCACGGTGGCGCGACAGGTGGGCCAGCGCTGCGAGCAGGGCATGACGGACTGCGTGGATGGTGTGATTGCCGTGTCCGGCAACCCCGACAGCAGGGAGGGGCTGCTCTACCATTGGGCACAGCGCAAGCCGGGCAATCGGAAGGTGATCGAGATCACATCCGACCCGGACGACCCGCGCCGCAGTCCGCGCGTCCCGATCGAGTACGCGCGGGAGAAGATCGCCGAGGCGGACCTGGGCCGGGATGATCCCTGGGTGCGGGTCTACATCCTGGGTCGCTACCCGGTGTCGGCCATCAATACCCTGCTGACCGAGGACCAGGTAATGGAGGCGCAGCAGCTGGCGCCGCAACCGAGTGAGTACGAGTGGGCGGCGATGATCCTGGGCATCGACGTGGCCAGGTTCGGTCTGGACAAGTCAGTCATCTTCCCCCGCCAGCACTCGATGGTCTGGGAGCCCACGGTCCTGAGCCAGGTCGATGGGGTGCGGGGCGCGGCGGTGACGGCCAAGGTTTGGGGTGAGCGGGGCGCTCATGCGGCCTTCGTGGACGGCACGGGGGGGTACGGGGGGTCGTGGGTGGATCAGCTGAGGGTGCTCAATTTCGACCCTGTTGAGGTGCTGTGCAGCGAGAGAGACACCGATGCACGCATGAAAGACAAGCGCACCGGCATGTGGTGGCGCATGGCCGAAGCCGTGAAGGAACGCCGGCTGGCGATCCCCGCTGGGTGCGACCGGCTGGCCTCTGACCTGGTGATCCCTCAGTACAGCTACGTCCAGGACCAGCTGGTGCTGGAGAACAGCGAGCGAATCCGGCAGCGGGCGGGCCGATCGTTGGACTTCGGATCGGCCCTGGGCCACACGTTCGTTACGGAGGTGGCACCGCCGGGGGTGGCTGTTCCTGGCTTCGGGCCAGGGCTCCCGCCGGCGGCAGCGCTATGGGCGCCGGCCGCCCGCGCGGCCGGAATCGACTACCAGCGCCGGAGACACAGCAGCCGATGAAGCTTGATCTGCTGCAGAGTACTGGTGGGATGGAGCGGTGAACGAATCAGGTTCCCTTGGCTTCAACGCTGATCCTCTGACCCTGTTCGGGTTGGATTGGCTGCCGAAGCGGTTCGTGCGCCGGCTGGCCAAGAAGAGCAAGAAGCTGGGTCCGCAGTTGGACCCGAGCCGTGATCGCCGGCTCGCCCTGGCGCGCGCCGAGGAGATCCGCAACCGGCGTATCGGCGCGTTCGGCCTGGGCGACACGCGGACGGGTGCTGCTTCGATGGGGCTGCCCCCGGTCGCTGTGCCCCCGGGCGGGATCGGCTTCTGATGCCAGGCACCGGCGGCGAGGCCGGGAGCCAAGGCCCACCCCCAGGCGGTGGTGGCGGTGGCGGCGGTGGTATCAACATGACCACGGGTGCTGCCGCGGCGCGGGGTGGCGTGGCGAACGAAGCCGACGCCAAGGCCATGCGCACCGACCTGGATCGGCGCTTCAGCCTGCTCGACGCCGACTATCACGAGATGGAGCCGCTCTGGCAGGACCTGGCGAGCCTGATCAGGCCCACCCGACCGCGGTTCACGAAGTACGCGACCTCGGGCGGTGTGAGCAGACGGAACAACAATATCCTGCGGGCCGTGGCCACCCTGGCGAGTCGCACGGCCAGGGCCGGCCTGCTCAACGGCCTGGCGTCGCCGGCCAGGCCGTGGGTGGCGCTGCGCACCGACCTGGTGAATCCTGATGACGAGTCGGTGGAGTGGCTGGAGGAGCTCAGCGGGGCTGTGCTGACCAGCTACGAGCAGAACAACCTGTACGCGCAGCTCGGGATGATGCTGGCGGACTCTCTGGACTTCGCCACGGGACTGCTTGCGGCCTGGGACGATGACGAGAAGCTGGCTCACTACCAGACGTTCCCGGTGGGATCGTTTCGGTTGGGGAATGACTTCCGCGGGCGAGTCAACCAGTTCGCCCGTCAGTTCCCTTCCACTGTGGCTCAGGTGGTGGAGCGCTTCGGCATCGCTACGGTGACACAGACCGTACGCGACCATTACAGCAACGGACGGTATGACCAGAAGCTGAACGTACGGCATCTCATTGCATCGGCCGGGACCTGGCCCAAGTGGCAGAGCGGGCCGCACGAGGCACCCTGGGCCTGGCGGGAAGTGTATTGGGAGGGTGGCTTCGCCGAGGGCAAGAAGCACCTGCCTGCGGGGAGCGCTGGGCCACCCCCTTCGATCCCGGTGGTAGGCCACGGTGTGTTGATGATCGGCGGATTCCATGAGTTCCCGGTCTTCGCGGCACGCTGGGGGAGGAGCCACGATGACACCTATGGGATGAGTAGTCCTGGGATCGACTCGCTCGGTGTGAACGGAAGCTTGCAGGCGATGGAGGAGATGTACCTTACGGCGGTGGAGAAGATGACCGACCCGCCGCTGCTGGCCGGCGACAACATGAAGAACAAGGCGGTGAGCGGGCTGCCGCGCGCCGTGACCTACGACGACTCGATGACAGGTCCGAAGGGCGGCGTGCGGCCGCTGTACCAGGTCAACACGCCGATCCAGCTGTTGTCCGAGCACATGAAGGAGTACGCCAAGGAGATCGAGGCGTTCTACTACGTGGACCTGTTCCGCGCGATCATTGACTACGACCGCGCGCAGCCGGAGACGGCGCAGGCTGTGCGAGCCAAGCTGGGCGAGAGGAACGCCCTGATTGGTCCGACCATGCAGACGTTCTACGACGAGGTGATTGACCCGCTGGTGCAGCGCACTGTGGCGCAGCTGATGCGCGAGGCGGGTCCGTATTGGGCTCGCGGCCAGGACTCGCCGCGGCTATCACGGCCCCCCGAGGCGCTCCAGGGGTCTGAGCTGAAGGTCCAGTACACGTCGGAGATCGCGCAGAGCTTGCGCCTGGCCGGGCTGGAGCCAATCGAGCGTCACGTCGGATTCGTGGCGGGGCTGGCGCAGATCGTGCCCGAGGCTCAGGCCACGCTGGCGGCCAAGGTGGACGCCCTGGTGGCTGAGCACGCATCCATCAGCGGCGTGCCGCGCCGGCTGCAGCCCACCGAGGATGAGCTGGCGATGCTGCGGCAGCGTGAGGCGCAGGCGGCGGCAGCGGCCCAGGCGGCGGAGCAGGCTCCGGGCCGGGCGAAGGCGGTGAAGGATTTGTCCCAGGCCCAGGTCGGCGGAGAGAGCGTGCTCGACCAGCTGGTGAGCGCAGGAGCTGATCAGTGATCGATCGGACCCCTGGAGGGCCGATGGCCCGTGCCCGCCGTGGCAACCCCGACCCGCCGAGCTTCGACACGCAGGTGGCGGTGGCGCGCGAAGCGCGACTACGACGCGACCTGCAGGCGGTGCTGGCTACGGTCGAGGGGCTGCGGGTGCTCGGCTGGCTCGTGGACGACGTGGGCCGGCTGTACGGGGCGACGCCCGAAGGGGAGCTTGGCCAGCGCGCGATCGGCCGCCGCGAGGCCGCCCTGGAGCTGAGACAACGCATCAAGGACCTGGACGAGGCAGCGCTGCCCCGCATGGCGGTGGAGGTGGCTGCGGTGCCCGTCTTGATGGAGGGCCTCAATGCCTGACGTAACGCGCGTGCCCTCGTTCCGTGGCGTGCCGTACCCCACCGAGGAGCCGCTGAGCAAGCGGGTGACGGGCAACCTGTCGGCGAGCGAACACCGTCGGTTCGTGACGGTGGCGGTTCGCATGGGGTTCATCACAGCGGCGCATTTCACGCGGCTGGCGGTGCTGACGATGATCGAGCTGGAGGAAGCCAAGGTGCGCCCGCCACGTCGTCGTCGGCCGAGGACTCAATGAAGGGTTGATCGGCCCCATAGTCCTGGCGGGATGGGGGCATGACGACCGCCGCACCTGCGAGTACTCCGAGCGCCGCTCCGGCCACCGCGCCGGGTGATCCTGCGGCCACCACGATCGCACCGACCCCCACAACGGCGGCCGCGCCGCCTCCGGGATCGACTCCCACTCCCAGCCAGAATGGTGACGGAGGCGAGGGTGGGCTGTTCGGGCTGGACGGTTTGGTGGGGGGTGCGAGCGGCGAGGCGAGCCCCGAGGGCGACCCCGGCGGCTACGCGGCGCTGGCGCTGCCCGAGGGCAGCCCGCTGAGCGCGGAGGACCTGGCGGACGTGCGCTCCTTCGCGGCCGAGGCCAAGCTGCCGCTGGATGCGGCCCAGGCCGTGCTGGCGCGTGAGGCGTCCATGGCAGCCCAGGCGACGGAGCTGCGCAGCCAGCAAGTGACAAGCTGGGAGAAGGCGGTGCGCACCGACCCCGATCTCGGTGGCACGCCCGAGAACCTGGTGCGCACGGTCAGGGCCGCGAAGGCAGCGCTGACCAAGTACTTCCCGCCGGAGGTGGCCGAGGAGCTGGCAGCCAGCGGGAAGTTCTCCGACCCTAGATACCTGCGCGGCTTCCGCGCCATCGGGCTGGGGCTGCTCGAAAGCACCGACGCCATGCCCGGAGCTCCGGCGCCGGCCGTGCCCGGCAACGACCGTGAAGCCTGGGAGCAGAGCTACCCAGGCACCCCGTATCCCGACTGACCCACGGACTGAGGACACCCCGCCATGACCGCGACCGGAAACGTCTACGGACTGCTCGACCTGGTGCGAGCGTTGGACCCCTCGGGCAAGCTCGTCAAGCCCATCGAGGTGCTCAGCCAGGACTACCCCCTGGTGGGCGACCTGCTCATGAAGGAGGGCAACGCCCCCCTGGCCGAGGTGACGAAGCGACGGACCGGCCTGCCGATCATCCGCAAGCGCCGCGCCAACAAGGGCGTGGCGCCCAGCAAGGCGACCACCGGTGACATCGTGGACGTGATGATGGCGCTGGAGGGGCACTCCGAGATCGACGAGCTGGTGCTCAAGGCGATCGAGGAGAAGACGCAGTACCGGCAGCAGGAGGGCGACGCCTTCCTGGAGAGCTGCGGTCAGTCGGCCGAAAACTACGGCTGGAACGGCAACGCGCTCGACGCGCCCGACGAGTTCACGGGCATCCTCCCGCGCTACGACGCGCTGGGCAAGCAGGTGCTGTCCGCGGGCGGCACCACGAACCTGAGCAGCATCCTGCTGGTGGGGCACGGCCCCAACGGCCTGATGGGCATCTACCCCCGCGGCTCGATGGCAGGGCTGCAGAGGATCGACCGGCAGCTGCAGCGCATCGCCGACACCACGGGCGCGGGGGCCGCGGCGTACTTCGCGTACGTCGAGACGATCTTCTGGCACCTGGGGATCACCATCAAGGACCCCCGGGCCATCTGCCGCGTCGGCAACATCGACACCATCGCCGCTCGTGACGTGGTGGCGGGCGGCACGCAGGCGATCGACGCCTACGCCACCAGCATCCTGCAGCTCATGGTCGAAGCGACCCACCGGGTCCGCAACCCCTACGGGTCCTCGCTGAAGTACTGCTGGTACATGGCTCCGTCGATGTTGGCGGCGCTCGACCGGCAGGCGCTCGCCCACGCGAACGCCAACGTGATCGAGACCAAGTACATCGACGGGATGGCGGTCCAGACCTTCCGCGGTATGCAGGTGAAGAGCACCGATCAGCTCGGCTACGCCGAGGCCCAGCTGGCCTGAGCCACCGGCCCAGACCCCTTCCCCCGAACCACCGTCCCCACGCAAGGACCACGACATGGGCATCCTCGACCAACAGGTCATGTTCACCGAGGCGACGCAGTACCTGGTCACGACCGCCACGCCGCTCGTCACGCCCTCCTACAAGGTGCAGGAGCTGGCCAGCGGCAACGCGGGCATCCAGCTGGGCACAGGAGGCCAGTGCTCGGGCGTGGTGCTGGTGACCACGGCGTTCCTCGCGGCCGCGGGCGCGGCGAATCTGGAGTTCCAGTTCGTGAGTTCGGCCGCTGAGCTGCTCACCAACCCGAACATCCACTGGCGCTCGGGCGCCATCGCCAAGGCGTCGCTCACCGTCAACTACCGGCTGCCGCTCACCCTGCCGCCCGGCAACAACCCCGCCTGGCTGCCCTACGTGGGCTTCAGGCTGGTGGCCGACACCAACGACTTCACCGCCGGCGCGATGTCGGCCTGGCTGGAGCCCGGAGGCGGCCCGGCGGTCGAGGTGGACCACGCCACCGGCAACAACGTCTTCACGGGCTGATCGCCCCCCCCCTTCACCCCCTG